CTTCAAAAAACTGACCTCCCAAATTTCAGAACATTCCTTACTCTTCACGTCCATTCCTAAGTCATGGAACGTGGAAATTCCCGCTAACACAAAGAACCAACCAGAAGCAGTAAAAATGCTGTTCCCGATCGTTGTGTCAACGCCTCCAGTATCTCTCATGGGTCTGCCTTTGCGATCTACTTTTATCCTCTGGCCAAAAGGACGGCCGAAGATGTAGTAGCTGTTCCTAGTAAGGCTCTCCAAAAGACGAGCAGCTTGACTAGGGACTCCCATTCTTTCAAGTGCAGAACGGTGGAAAGACAAAGAACCGAAACCTTGGCTCTGATCGCACATAGACAGATCGCCTTCGACCCACAGCTGTCTGGCACCATCCCACACCAGAGAGTCATCGCCACTAACCATGATGTGTGTAGTTTCCACATCACAGCTAACGGCAACAGCCCAATGGTGCAAGTCAGCGTCAGACCAACCGCAGGCCAAATAAAAACGGAAGCGCCTGTCTTTGATTTCGACCAAAAACCCTTGCAAGTTCCAGGTGTTTTTGAGATACTCTTGAGCCTCATACACGAAAGGACCCGTGTATATTTGGACCGCCTCACTCACCACAGCAATCGGGCGTGGTTTAAGTTCCATTTTTCCCTCTTGACATCTCATCAAAACCTCATCTATTTTGACCATGAGTTTCGTTTGACGAGAATGTTTTTGAAGCCATTGGGGGCCAAGCTCGACGAAATCTTTGAAGGCTCTTTGGTATTTCATCTTCTGTCTTCCCCGAAATCGTGCAATCCAAGGATGCACGAGCATGTCGTATGGTCCCATGACATGAAGGGGGAATAAGAGATGAACATAGCCTTTCAAAGAACGCCAAACCATATCCTTTTCAGGACTGCCAGGGGCTTCTTTAAGAATACGTGCACGGAGCATGGTCATGGCCACCTGATTCGTGGCACAAGGACGGTACATCGGCATGCACGTAGGCAGGAAATAATGAGTGTTAGAATTTGGTTCAAACTGGCCATGGATTGTCAAATCACCAGTTACTTCCAAAAGAGGATCCGACTCTGGAAGCACCGCCAAATGAGCAGTAACACTATTAGGAACTATAGCCTCCTCAGACACAAAGCGGCTCACTTCCACATGTTCGGAACGGACTAACACACGGTCAGCCCAATGGCTTCTATGATAATATTCCACAAAACGTGAAAATCTCGACACAGTCATAGAAAAGCCGAACAGCAGAAGAAACTGCAACCACCAATCCCAAAAGATGCTCCCTGTGCTGTATTTGGCGTCAGTCCCAATAGCTACAGCATTCCACAATGTATGAACAACGATGGCAGGTACCAGAGGCAACCTATTGCACACCAAATGCATGCACAAAGTAGGAGCGCATCTCGCAAATGG